TTCGTCACGGTTACGGCACGCTTGCCGAGATCCGGCAGATGGACACGCGGGACTTCCTCGACGCGGTGGAGTATCAAGAAATCGCGTCGGCCATTGAGCAGTACCAGATGAACGAAGCGCAGCGGGCTCGATGACACAGCCCGCTGCTGTGCTATACTTGTGCGAATTGTAAACAGCACAGGCGAACTGTATGGCCGTCGTCACAGAATTAATTACCAAGTTCGGGTTCGAAGGCTCGCTTGATCCGCTGAAAAACTACAACGGCAGTCTAGGCCAAGGCGTCAAGCTACTGGCTGGACTGGGTGCTGCACTGGCTGGTGTGATAGTCGGAATCAATGCTTTTGCTGCAAGTACAAGCCAGTCGCTACAACCACTCATTAACCTTAACAAAGAAACCGGAGTGTCGCTTGAGAAGCTGCAAGAGCTGTCATTTGTTGCGCAGCAATCCAGTTCATCAACAGAGGCGCTGTTCTCATCTATCGGTGGCCTGAGCACTAAGATCGGCGAAGCAGCACAGAAGGGCAGCGAAGACTTTTCGCGTCTCGGCATTAGTGTAAGGACCGCCAGCGGCCAGGTTAAATCGGCAGACGCAGTTCTCGCAGAAGTAGGCAATCGGTTCCGTCAGCTTGGGCTTTCCCTGAGTGAGCAAAAAGGATTTGCCGAGGCATTAGGAATAGACGCAAGCCTGCTCAGTATGCTGAACAAAACAGGCGCACAGATAGGCGCGCTAAGTGCCGAAGCGCGTCGGTTGGGCATTCTGACAACCGAGCAGGTCAAGAGCGCAGAGAACTTTAACGATGCCCTCGGTGCGCTAGGGTTTGGCATGGACGCGGTGAAGCGTTTGATCTCTGTTGGCCTTGCGCCTGAGCTGACGACACTGACAAAAGACTTTATGGATCTGCTGGCCGCTAACAAAGATTTTATTGTCGACGGCGTTAAGGCCACTGTGAGCGGTATTAGGGTCTTGGCTGAAGGTCTGATAAGAGTTGCCCCGTTTATTGCAGCCGTGGGCGCTGCTTTTTTTCTAGCCAAGGTTTCCGCGCTGGGCTTCTCTGGGGCGGTCGCGCTAATTTTTACGCCCGCAATTATTGCCGCTGCAAAAATAGCATTTTTATTTTTACTGGTTGACGACTTAATAGTAGCGTTTGACGGCGGCAAGTCTGTCATAAGGGATTTTTTCTTAGAGGCTACAGGCTTCGACATTCAGCCAGCGTTGATTGCCTTGGTTGATGGGTTTAAAGAAGCATTTGAAACAATCAAAAACCTAGTAACTGAAAACTTTAACGGTATAGTTACAATATTTTCGGGCATCGGAAGCATAATTGAGGGAGACTTTAAGGCGGGATTTGACAAGGTTGGCGAGGGTTTGACTGAAATAACCGATGCGTTTGCGCTTGCGTTTAAGCTTGCGTTTGAGCCTGTCTTTGATTTCCTAAAGCAAAAGGCTCTCGACATATTGCCGGACTGGGCAATTAAGATTTTGAGCGGTGTAGGAGGCCAGCCAGTTGATCTGCCACCTACTGCGGGCGGTCTTGTTATTGAAGCAGGGGATGGTGTTTTTTCAGCAATTACAGATATTTATTCTGACTATTTGGGGTTCTTCTTTTCTAGCTTAACAGGAGATCAGACGCCGGCTATGGCTGGAGGCCAGGCATTCCAGCCTGGCGGAAGGAGCGGCATCATGGATCAATACAGCCTTGTTGAGCAGACAGTGGAGATGAACATAAGCACATCAGATCCAGAAAAAGCAGGCAAGGCAGCGGCAGACGCATTACAGCGTCAGCTTAACGACGGAAGAAATCAGACCGTTAACAGGATAAGCCGATAATGTCATACATCCGGGACTACTTAGGCGGTCAGTTTAAAAACGACGGCGAAGAAGAGCAGATCGGCATAAACGGTTTTACAACTGCGGCACGTGTGCGTGAGACTGTAAAACGTAGCGCAACTATACCCATCACTTTTCTTGAAGATGGATCTCACATTAACGACCACATCATACGAGACCCTCTAATATTGACAATTGAGGGCAATGTGTCGAACCTCTTTGTTCTGCCTAATCCAGCTATAGCAGCTTTACAAGCCTTACAAACACAGGTGGGCAGCATTAGCCAGTACCTGCCTGCCAGAACGCAGGCGCAGATCAGCCGAGTGTCGGGCCTCGCTAACGACTTTACAACCGCTGTAGCGCGAGTTGATTCGTTTCTTGATGCCAGCGACCGAGTGGCCAGCTTTCTTGGCACGCAAGACCGGACCGCAAGAACGAACATACAGAATTTTATTGACAGCATGGAGTCGGCACAGGCCGCTGACAAGCTCATAAGTATTGAGATGCAGTTTAAGACGTACAAGCAGATGTACATTACGTCACTTGAAGCGACGCGGAACAATGAAAGCAATTCTCTAGATTTCACGATGGAGCTTATGCAATTCCAGTTTGCTGAAACACTGTTTGCGAACATTGGCCCTGCTCCTGATCCAGCAGGCAACACCAACGGACAGACTGAGGGCGCAAAAGATAAAGGTGTGCAGGAGGGCAAAGAGGTGCCTACATCAGTGGCCAGCTCTGTGTTTAGCTTTGTCGGGGGGCTATTCCAATGAAGCAATTACAGAACCTAACAGACGAGCCCATCCAGCGGCACACCATACTGTTTGAGCAAAGCGAAATTACATTTGTTCTGCGCTTCTACCCCCGTACAGGTGTGTGGTTGTTTGATGCAGAGTTTGGCAACAAGCGAGTTTTTGGCCTAAAGCTATCGGTCGGCGTGCTGCACATGCTCAGCCAGAATCAGCCGTTTGATTTTGTGTGCCTAGACCGCAGCGGCAACGGGATTGATCCATTCACTCGGACAGACTTCAGCGGCGGGCGGTGCGAAATCTATTTGCTCGAGGCTGCGGATATGGTGCAGATTCGGGGCGTGGAGGTGCAGTTTTGAGCACCCAAAGATTTAACAGAACCTACACGCTAGAGATCGACATTCAGTCACGCACCGAAGTCATAAAGCCACCACTGCGCATCAGCTTTGAGGTCGACAAATCAATCAGGGGAAGCCTGAACAAGGCGCGTATTCAAATCTACAACATGCAGGAGCGCAAACGCCTGGCACTCGCAAGAGACGCCGAAGATCAAGGCCCGCGCATACCTGTACGGCTGTCGTGTGGATATCAAGATCGACAAGAGCTAATCTTCAAGGGCAATATCTTCACAGGTAGCACCGAGCGCCAGGGGCCGGATCTTGTCACCATCATAGAATCACAGGACGGTGGCACCGACTTCCAGAACAGCTTTACAAATCGCACGGTGATCGGCGGCGGTCTGTCGGTAAATGCGATCCTAGAGGACATGGTTAACACCGGCATCGGAAAAATTACACCCCGGCCAGTGCTGACCCGGCCCAAGGTTCTTATCGGCAATAGCGCAGAACTATTGAACTCTCTGGTAACGCCTGATGAAAGCTGGTATCTGGAAAACGAGCTGCTTTATATTATCAAAGAAAACGAGTCAGTCAGCCGGTTTATTCCTATTGTTAGCGCAGCCACGGGTTTAATCAGCACACCGACGCGAGAGAACAAGCTGGTGACTTTCCAGACGCTGATTAACCCAACCGTAAAGATCGGAATCAGGGTCCAGTTAGAGAGCACGACAGCGCCGTTTATGAACGGCATATACAAAATTAAAACCATTACTTACAGCGGTGACAATTATGGCGATGCTTGGTCGCAAACCTGTACCGGAATACTGGGTGACGGATCGGTGACGCTATGAATACAAAACGCGAGTTGATAGACGTAATTAATTCGGCAATAGAGTTTGCGCTGTCAAATCTGCACACGGCAACTATCGCTAGGGTAACCGGCGTACAAGAAAAAACCATCAGCGTCCAGCCTGTGATAAACCGCGTTGTTGATAAGCGATCTATTGTGTTGACCGAGTTTATAGAGGTGCCACCTGTGTTTATGCAGGGCGGCGGAAGTCACACAGCGTATCCGATAGCGGTCGGCGATTATTGCTTGCTGATTCTTACAGAGCGATGCTTTGACCGCTGGTACGGCGGCGCAGACTTTCAAAGCCCTGCCGAATTTAGGATGCACGACTACAGTGACGGGCTGGCGATTGTTGGCGTGAATCCCTTGGCCAGTGCAATTACTATCCCAAGTGTAATCCAGCAGACTGGCGACACGAATCAGGATGGTGACTATACGCACCAAGGCAACATGGTCCAAACGGGCAACTTGACCGTCACCGGCGACTTACAGGTTAACGGCGATATTACTTGTACCGGAACATTGGTGGTAGCATCGGCAACCATCGGCGGCATAGACTTTGGTACACACACTCACAGCGGCGTAGATACCGGGCCGGGCAACACAGGAGGGCCGCAATAATGCAGGTCAGCGGACTGGACAGCAACTTAGATTGGCGTTTTGGCAAAGGCCGCGCAGTGTACAAGCGAGACTCGTCTGCTATTGCGCAGAACGTCTTAACGCGGATTCGTTCATTCCGTGGCGACTGGTATTTAAACGTAACATTTGGTATAGACTGGATACAGCTATTAGGCAATCTTGGCACAGAAACGCGCTTGCTTCGTGCAGTAGAGTCAACGGTATTACAGACCGACGGCGTAATATCAATTCAGCGGCTTGGCATAATTCGTCGAAATGCCAATCGAGGTGTTACAATTGAGCTACAGTATACCGACGTTTTCACGCAACAAGATTTGCAGACCCTGGAGCTTACCGCATGACAGCGCCACAGTTTACGCCTGACGGAATACAGGTTCAGACGTTTCAGGAAATCTATGACGAGCTGGCAGCAGGCTACCGGGCAATCTATGGCGAAGATATAAACCTTGAGCCCAATTCGCCTGACGGTCAGCGCGTAGCCATAGAGGCGCAGCTTGTTCTTGACTCGCAGTCGTTCGGCGCTCTTGAGTACAATCAGCGCGATCCAGACTTTGCGCTTGGCCAGTCGCTCAACTCCATCATCAAGCTGTCTGGCATCACACGCAGGCCCGCCACGCGCTCACAGGTTGACGTTACTGTCGTGACCGATAGGCCGCTTACTCTGCCGATTGATTACACTGTAGAAGACGACCTTGGCCAGTCGTGGTCCACTCTTGCCGTCAGATCTTTGGCCGCAGGCACTACGACCGTCACGCTGTTTGCTCTTGCCTTTGGCGCCATTGCTGCCGATTCAGCAACGATTGTAAACCCGGTCACGGTGGTGATTGGCGTCATTTCAGTAACAAACCCGTCATCTGCAACCGTGGGCATTGACGAAGAAACGGATCAAGAGCTTCGGGTACGTCGCAACAGGTCGCTTGAAACACCGCAGTCGTCTAGCATAGGCCGGATGTTTAACGCACTTGCAAGCGTGCCGAACGTCATTGATGTCGCTGTTTATGAGAACGACACGGCAACAACAGATTCCAACAGTATACCGGCGCACAGTCTGCTTGTAGTTGTCGAAGGCGGCTCAGTGGCAAATATTGTTGAGACTATGACTAAGAACAAGACGGGCGGCAAAGGCATGATTGGCGCTGTAACCGGAGACTTTACCGAGGAATTTACTCGGCCAAACGGAACAATCTTTACCATTGTTAGCACCATGACGTTTGACCGGCCTGTTTTTGTTTCTGTGCTTGTTCGCTTAAATGCTACTTTTATTAACCCAAACCTGCCGATAGATGACGAAGCTATCCGCCAAGAAATCGCCACAAAGCAATTCAGCATTGGCGATGACCTGCTCGCGGGGGACTTGTATCAACTTGCATTTAGAGGCGGCTCTAACTTCATACCCACGAATTTAGAGATCAGCAGTGATAACGGCGCAACGTATACGGACGGGCGAATATCTACTGCTTTGAACGGCAAGCTCAGAATATTGGCAGATAACGTAACTGTAACAGAGGTCATCCCATGAGCTTTGAGTCAGATTACGTTAACCTCCTAATAAAGCAATATTGGGAGAAGCCAAAAGCTAACGCCGAGATAGAGTTTAAAGCAGGCGTATGGAAAAAAACATTTGAGTTTATAGACTCGTTCACAGGGGAATTTGACCTAGACACAGCAACCGATGACCGCCTTGACATCATTGGGCGAATTGTAGGCATAGGCAGAGCAATCCCTTTTTCTATTCCTAAAATTGCCTTTGGCTTTGATGAGAACCCGAATTCTCGCGGCTTTGATGACAAGTTTACGCCCTTAGAAGATCGCGCACCTTTTCAAGATAAATTTGAATCGCCGTCAACTGATCTGGTTCTTGACGACAACGCATACAGACAGTTTATTCGTGCTAAGATCGCCAAGAACACTTTTGGCCCTTACCTGTCAGACGACAACTCCCTGTCAATACAACAGGCAGTAATTAACATTTTTGACGGATTGGCGTTCGTTACAGACAACTACGACATGACCATGACGCTGCATGTGTCGCCAACGTTTAACAGTGCGACGCTTGATGCGATTGTAGCGTTATCACTTATACCGAGACCCCAGGGCGTTCGGTACATTATCGTTAGAGAATAATTACGGGAGCTTTCTAAATGGCAAAAATAGATAGATACGACGGCAACTTAAAAGCGTTTGCCAGTGCAGCTACAGGTACAGAGAGGACCGTATTTGGCGACACGTCGCAATCTGATACCCTAAACGCCAATGTTGTGGCAGACTTTTTTCGGGGCTGGGGCATTACCGGGCCTTCCTTCAACCCAACAAAGCAAGACTTTAACGGGCTAGCCTTTACTCTTGGCCAGCTTATTGCTTACCTGCATCAGCAGGGCATACCGGAGTGGAACACCTCTCAGGAATATTACAGAGGTTCGGTAGTAACTACCTTAGCAGGAATTTACCGGCTAAAAAATGGCGGCGAT